CCACTGAGAGCGCATTAGTGTAATCCGTATCAGTAATATCTAAAGCAGTCGTTACCGCAGCATCTGGCGAGAGCGTCATTGCTCCAGTAGCAGTAAGTTGGATATTGTGAGCAGTGATAATTAAATCCTCACCCGCTGCATTGCCTGCGTTTGGATTTAGGGTAATAGCATTAGAAGCAGCTGAAGTAATTTCACCCGCACCTACAAAGTCTAAACTATTGATATCTAAAACTGTGCCCTCAATAGTTATACTGCCTAAGTCTCCATCATCATCGATGGTGATAGCACCCGTAGAACCCGAAACATCAAATTCGCTAAAGTCAATAACACCAGCAGCACCGAGAATCTTGTTATCTCCAATGTTGATAGCATTAACTATCCCTGCATCAGATAAATCAAAAGCATCGGTTATCGTTCCAGAGGTAGTTTGAACGATATAAGCATTAGCCAATGCTCCTGAACCCGTAATAGTATCAAATACTATACTGCCAGGGTTTGAATCAGGATTGGTGTCAAATTCTACATCACCAGTTGCATCAATCGTAATCGTATTTCCTGCAGTATAAGCAGCATCCAGACCCCCAGAGACAGCAATCATAGATGTTGCATTTCCAGCGCTATCCTTAAAATATGGTGTTGTAATTCCGCCATCATCGGCTACATATATTCTGCCAACATCACTATCGGGATTAGAAGGAGCTGAAATTTCTGGTAAATCAAGGTAAGATGTGCCGCTGAAAGTCAAAGTTCCATCCACATCAACATCAGCGAAATCTGCCTGTTGATTAAAAATGTAGTTAAGGGTGCGATTAAGGTCTACATTGTGAAAATTCGTCCCCTTTCCCGCAGCCCATCCAAATGTTGCTAAACCAACAATCAGAATGGTTGTTAAGAGTATTTTTTTAAACATTCCTTATTCTCCTTTTTTGTTGAGCAGGCCTGCCCGAAAACAAACCTGCTCATTTTTTTATTTTTACGAAACAGGAACATCAGCAACTAAGAACGCATCAAATTTGCCAGCGGTTAACGGGCCTGTTGCAACGGTGTAATAAGCACGCAAAAACTGCTTGCAACCAACAGGAAGTTTTGCCTTAATAACTACTGTGTTAGCAGTTAAATCTGCCTTTCCAATAGCTGCTGTCTCAAGTAAAACAACTTTAGCAGTTGCAAAACCACTATCTTCGTCAGTCTCTAAGGCAAATTTTACAGTCGCAGCCCCATCAGCAGTGACAGTTTCTGCCACCCGAATAACCAAATACAACTCGGTTTGGACAGCATCGCCTGCTTTAGTTAAATCAATAACATCCGTAGATGCCGCAGAGTTTGTAACTGCCTGTCCACCTGCAGCGTTCATAATTAAATCATTATCTCTTATCATTTTCTTCTCCTTTTTTTATTACTACCTTATTATGTTACAGCGCTTTCGGTGTTTACTATTTTATCAACACGGCGAATAGGCACACCCAGAAATCTGGTAATCAACTTGCCGCCTTCTAACTTTTCAATAGTAAGATTCACATTGCTTTTGTTGTATGCCTTGATGTCCAATGCTGTCTTGACTGTTTTGTTGCAGTAAAAAGCCGCCCTGCCTGCATTTAAAGAAGGAACCTTGTTCATTGCTTGTATCATTATTTTAAGCAGGTTCGCTGAAGTATCAGCAGCATCACCAGCGGTTAATAAATCAGAGACATCTATATTACAGATACGAACCGCATATCTCCAATCTCTGACAGCTAAGCCCAAGCGAGTTTTATACTGGTCTATATAAGCATAATACTGACCAGCGGGTGTTTCACTATCATTAACTAACTCTTTCCCCTTATCTTCGTGTTCAATGCCTGCTTTAGTGCCACGAGGGAAGAATGCGTGAATAGTATTTTCACCCCAAACTACTAACCACATTGAAGTATTGTCAGAGCCTGAACCACCAGCGCTGATGACATTCTCGGCTGAATCTACACCCGATAGAGCTGCAAAATACGGAGTTAAGCCAGTAAATCTATCAGGATGAACGGTTACATCACCATAAAAAAAGGTTGTCGCCATCAATTGAGAGATTGCTTCAATAAAGGGTGCGTTCTCTGAAAGTCTAAAGGCTGCCTTATCGATTGCGATGTTTACTAATTCTTCATCTATTCGGCCTAAACCTTCAATTATGCCAGCAGTAAAGAGCTGCTGCTTGGTCTGTGATTTACTTGGCTGGACACCTTTATTGATTTGTCTCCAGGCTACTGAAGGCAATCCAGTTCTCATAGTAGTTTTATGTCCAGTTGTAGTGTTGCCTTCTACAAAGACGAGGTCATCAAGCACTTCATTGACCTCAGTTAGCATCTCGGCTATGCGCTGTATCTTTCCATCAGGGTCGGCTCTTCTGGCATAGTCCATTAACGTTAGATTTGTGTTTCCAATAAGTCCCATAATTTCCTCCTTTTATTTCATATTTGGATAGAATAATTCGGCATCGCTTTTAGGCTTGCCGTGTTGTGTTCCTTCTTCAAATTCATCTTCGCTGATAGTCTTTCCAACCTCGATGAAGAACTTAACCAATTCTGGATGGTTGCCTACGCCTGTTTCATTCAAGAAGTTCTTAAGTTCATCCGAGCCAAACTTAGTTATTGTTCTCTCAGCAAAGACTATTTCTTTCTTGTAATCATCTCCCAGTTGTTTAATAGTCTCGGTTCTCCAGTCTTCCTTTTGCTTCTCATAAGCCTCAGATAGTTGTTTGGCGTTGTCCTCTGATAATCCAGCCTGAATGTCTATCAACTTCTGAGCCCCTTCTTGAGAAAGATTAAGCTCTTTGGCAACATTCTTAAATTCATCCATCCTTGCTTGGTTAACTTCTGCGCCTTCTGGTATTGTAAAGTCCTCATATTTCTCAGGCGCTTTTGCTTCTTCCTTCTTCTCCTCCTTCTTCTCTTCCTTCTTCTGCTTTGCTTCGTCTCTGGCTTTCACTAAGGCTGCTTTTTTTTCTTTCTCTTCATCGGATAGGTCTTTTTCGTCAGCATCTAAAAGCTTCTTTTCTTCCTGAGCTTTTAGAAGTGTCACCCTTCTCTCCTTTTCCGTCAAAGATAATTCGCTCTCATCCTCAGCGTCCAATAGACGTTGATTTTCTGCTTGCTGCTCTTCTGATAATTCTACTTTCTCTTCTTCCATCTTGCTTCTCCTTTTGTTGTCCCTAAAGAAGATAACTGCTTTCAGTTCTGTTCTAAAGGGAAGTTAAATTTCTTCCTCATCTGGTGCATATTCTCTTGCTATGCTCTCTTGTTCACTTTTATGTTCACGGGACATTTGTAAAAACATTTTTGGCTTTGTGTCCATAATGTCGTGAAATAACATTATCCCGATTATTCTTTTGTCTGTATTGGCAAATCCAAAAGTTTCTGCTACATCCATTATCCGCCATAATAATCTGCGTCCTTCGGGAATTTCTAAAATTTTCCCAATATCGTTTAGTTCACGCTCTCGTAGTTTTTTTTCTCTCTCAGTGCGCTTTTCTGCTTTCTCTTCAGTCATTTTTCTGCTCCTACTTCTTCTGCTTTAATCTCTGATGCTTCTTTTATTGTTTTGACTGTCTCTTTAACATCCTCAGCGTCCCGAAGTCTTTGCTCAGCTTCCGCCCTTGCCTGACGAATAGCCTTAACAATATCATCGCCTCTTAGCAACTTAGCAGGCACGCCCAACATCTCTGCGTATGTTTCTTCAACTTCATCCCAATCTATTTTATCAAGTGTCTCTGGATTTACTTGCCCCACACTACCTGCGAAATCCACAAGTCGCTCTATGTTTGCTGTCTGAAGTAGTTTCTGGCTTTGAGCAAGAATAGAGATATATTCTACCTTTAGGGCGTGTCCTTCTATCTCAGGTGGTATTGGAGGCACAAGCCCACGCCTTAGCATCTTGTAAAAAGTAATATCAATTAAAGGGTCTAATAATCCATCTTCTATATTCTGCAAAACCTGTCCCAGAACAAACTCTCTTTCTTCAATCTTTTTGGATATTTCATAAGCGGTTATCTGTTTTCTGTCCATTGTCATAAGCATCATAAACAAATCTGTATAAAAAGTCTTACTAATGCCATCTTCAACCTTTGCTATCGTTCCATCTAATTCCGCAAAATTAACACTAACCTGATAGACTGGTTTGACACCTGCGTCTGGAGTAGTCGCTGAATATGAGCTAACTCCGCCAGGCAGGGTATTTACTTTGTCGCTCATACTGCTTTTTTGGACTGGCGGGTCTACTGTCTTATCAAGACCCAATAGTTTCTTTCTTTCCATTTTTTGTAGCATCTTACTGGCTCCCAACGCATCTTCGCCAAGACCCACGCCATATGTATCTGTTGAGACAACCGTAGCCCAGCGTGGCGCTAAAACAGGGAATTCGTGATACCCGCCAATGCGTAAAATATTATCTCTATGCGAACCCTCTTCCCATTGAATAGACCGATAAGCCATATTTCTAAAGTCTGCTTTATCGGGAATTCTGTCATCGTTTTTTTCTATTAAATGAATTATGCTTATCCATTTGTCTATTTCTTTATTGCTTTTATAAGAAGATTTAACTTTATCGGTAACATTATCAATGCCGAATTTCTCTATCATTTGCTCTATGGTCGCCCAGTATCTACGGGCAAAGGCATTGGGCTTGCCCTGGGCATCTCTGCCAAGCCAAAATGTCCCTGCCGTGAAATTGCGGGCTCTGATTATTGTGTCGGGGTCGTCAAGAATCATAACTACCCCCGTGCCAAAAGTTGCCATCTCTTCATATACTGAACCGAGAACACTATATATATTAGAACGAGAATAAATAACATTCATCCGTCTTTGTAATTCATCGAGCCATAACTTTACGCTGTCAAGTTCCATTAGATTTGCATCATCCAACCCTAACTTGAACCAGGGTCTTGCTTCGCTGGTCATCCCGCTTGCCATCCCGCTACCCACAGTGCGAGCGCATCGCCTGGGATGTTCATTGAGCATAATCTTATAGTCTCGTTTTTTCTTCTTATCTTCAAAAGAACCACGCACGGGATTGATATATTCTTTAATATCCCGCCATTTAGACAGATATTGATTCGCCTGCGCTTGTAAGCCTTTTACTCTGCGTTCTAATGCTTCTCGGTCAATTTTCATCCTATTAAAGTTTTTCCTTTTTTCTTTTCTGTTATCTCGCCTTCTTGAAGCTCAATAGTAATTACTTTGCGGTATTCGTTATTTTCCATTCCTGCAATTCTGCCTTTTACTTTTAGAGTTATTTTATCGTTGATGTCAATATCTTCTTTTTCGATAAAAGATAAAGGCAAGTCAACTTTTGGATAAATCTTTTTTTTCATCTCAGGAGTTTCTTTCTCTATAAATTGATTTGTTTTTATTGCTAAATCTTTCATCTTCTTCTCCTTAACTTAATGGGTCATATTCTTGTTCTTGTGTCGGTATTATCTCTTCTTTTTTCTTCATCACGGGATAGGCAAAGGTTAAGCCTAAACAATCTCCTTTGTCTGGTGAAGCTAAACCTCTTTTTTTCATATCCTTTTTTGGCTCAAGGACTATATCGCCTGATAATCTGGGATAGGCTTCGGGTCCGGTTAAATCATCTACCAGCTCTTGATCATCAGGAATGCATCCGCCTTCTTTAAGCCATTGTTTCATCTTGCCCCACATCTCAGCTCTCTTATTAGCAAACCCACGAGTATTTGATTTTGCGCCGAATGAAACAAGTTGCCACTCTCTATTGGACTGCTTGCCGAATGAAAAAACTCCCGTCCCATAAGCTAAATCAATAAATACCGCATCCGCCTTTTCTGCGTCTTCCCATTTAGCTATTGCTCCGCCTATTACAGTATCATCGTCATTTTTAGAGAAAACTTGTAAAATACGAAATACTAATCCTTGCCTAAGTCCTATTACAATCTTATCTCCGCCTTCCCAGGCCATATCCACGCCAATAATCTTTGCGGCAAAAATATATTTATGTGCCTCTATCTGCCTGCCTCTTGCCTGTTCTACTAAAGTTGTAGGGATAAATTGTAATTCACTTGTTTTGGGGAATTGTCCTAATACGTGAACCCTGACCCAATCATTGTCCAGCCCTAAATCATCAATCCATTGCTGAACCTGTTTCTGATTGACAAGATTACTTTTTCTAATATCAATCTGCCAACACTTCCAGCGATGTCTGAACTTTCCCCAACATTCCCTGAAACGTCCTGTATTTCGTGTGGGGTTTCCAAACACTGCCCAGATAATTTCAGTGTCTTCATCGGTCAGTGCTCCCTCTGAGGTTTCCCATATGCTATCTGGCACAGCTGAAGCCTCATCATATATTAAAATTATTCTTTTACCCTTATTATGTAGGCCAGCAAATGCTTCTGGCTTATGCTCGCTCCAGGGGATTTGGTCTATTCGCCAGGTTCTTTCGTGTTCTGGGTCAATGGAATATATAGCGGTTGCGGTAAGATGAAACCAATGTCGAGCAATAAACAAACGATACCATTTTGAAAGCTCTGCCCAACTTTTTGTGCGGAGCTGGGTTTCAGTGTTAGCGGTAATAATTCCTCGTGTGTCCTCAAATGTAGAAAGTCCCCAGAGAATTAACCAAGCGGCCAGAGTTGACTTGCCCGGGCCATTCCCACTGGATACAGCTATCTGTATCGCTTCATTGGCAGTCATTTTCCCTGCTTGCAATTGGTCTCGTATGTATTCTAATGCTTCTCTCTGCCAATCTTCCGGACCACTAAAGCCTGTTAGTTCGCCTTCGCCCCATTCAAAGGAATACATCACCCATTTATAAGGGTCATCTGAAAATGAAGCCATATCTTTTATGAGTTCGTCTTCTATTTTTCTTTCTTTTGTTTGCAGCATTTTTTAGCTCTCGCTCTGGCTTTCTTTATCTTTCCCGCAAGCCCAATATCTATGCTACCTGAATGCTCCATCTGGTGTCTATCCCGCCAATCATCTGGCTTTCTATTTTTGAGCCAGAATATCATTGAGGTTGGGTCTGGAGCATAATGTTTTATAATAGGGGTTTTGGTAATTTTGCCTTGAAAATTAGTAATATGAATATCTGGATGGGAATATCCACAAGCTCTTTGATATAATGACGCTTCTACCTTTTTATCCGCCAATAACTTGCCGCTTTTTAGGGACTGATACCAAGTTGGATATAATTTTTTCCAATTATCGATTGTTCGGGGGTTAACTTCAAATATTTTAGCAAGTTGCTTATCAGTATAACCTTCTGCGGCTAATACTTTCACTTGCTTTAAGTTAATCACCTTTATTTCATATCTTTTTTTCATAACTCTTTTTATTCCCCCAAAAGGGTCTTCCGTCTTGTCCTCGCTTCCCCTGATACTCCAAGAGGTGAAGTTAGAATGGTTTGAGATATGGCTCCTTGTTTTAATTTTTTCTTTGCTTCTTCTTTGGATGGATATACTGGGGTTGCGGGCATTTCTATTTTGGGAGGGCTGAATAAATCCTTAATGAAACTCATATTTTTTCTCCTTTTTTTTCCAATAAAAAAACCCGTTTCTCAATCACACTTTTTAGTGCAATAAGAAACGGGCTATTAAAAGGATGACGCTCGTTTACTTTAAATTGTCAACAACGGCTATTAGTAGAAGTTCGCCATTGCTGTAAATAATATAACATACAAATTAAGTTTTGTCAAGTTATTTTTTTATCAAGAGCTTTGATAGCATTGGATGCTCAAATATGTTACCTATGATTTCTGTATCTTTATTATATGACAGAGCGTCCACAAGAGTTCCATGCTTCCCCCAAAACCATAAAACCGAAGACTCTCTCACGACCTCTGCTATTTGGTCAAGTTTTTTCCACGGATATACTGATTTAACAATATCCCCCTCGTATATATCCCTGTTAGCCTTATCTTTAACTCCTGTATATTCCATTAAAATATATCTATCTGTAACATCAACTAAAACTCCCCCCTGATGTATTTCAAAAATTCTCATATCAAGTGTAAACATAAAATCTTCCCATTTTCTTTGAGGATAAATCATTTTTCTATCTCTTTTATCCCAGACTCTAAACTTTGAATTTTCACTCATTTTTCCCCATCCAAACTCTTTCTATCACAGTTTTTAATCCCCCACTTTCATCAATAGCTTTAAATAATGTTGATACAGTGAATGTTAAAGCTACTATAAGCAAAACAAATACAATTGCATATACTACTAATAATCGCCACATTTTCATTTTATCCTCCTCCTCTCTTCCAATTGATTGTAATGCCTCCCAAATTTACACTCACGCCGACGATAACACCCTTATAAATAATAATTTTCAGATTACATTCTCCGCAGTCAATATTTTTTATTATTTTTTCTATGGCTTCCGTATATGTCTTACATTTTGAGAGGTTAATCATTCTTTCCTAATTCAATGAAAACTGGTTTATGGAACTTATCAGGCAAAACATATCTTTTACAATTAAAGCACCACCATTTTGGGAAGATGTTTTTTGTTTTTCGTTTATCGGGTCTGCATTTAACAATATATTTACCATTTTTATGACAGTGCATTTCCATAATTCTTCTTTTCTTCATACTTAATGCATACAGTTCTAAATCCTGCATCTCCACTACACCACAAGGACTTTTCTTTATTCTAATTGGGGTTTTTAGCCCCTTGACAATTTTAACAGTTCCATAGGTAACTTTTGCGTGTTTTTTTCCACAAAGACAAACTTCAG